CTACAAGCCCCTAGTAGCGTACCAAGCCGCGAACGGGGCGGTAGTCTTCGTAGACAACCTGAAACGCCATGACATACGGCGGCAGCTACTACTACCTTGCGGGCAATGTGTGGGTTGCCGCCTCGAACGCAGCAGGGTATGGGCGGCAAGATGCATGCACCACGCACAGATGCACGAAGAAAACGCGTTCATCACGCTCACCTACGACGATGAACACTTGGAAAGTCCATCGCTACAACATCGGGACTTTCAGCTGTTCATAAAACGACTGAGAAAAACCTTGCTCCCGCCGCTTCGCGGCTCCGTGCCGCTTCGCGGCACCTGCTCGGCAAGAATAAGCTATTACATGGCTGGAGAGTATGGCGGACTCAACCGCCGACCGCACTTCCACGCCTGCATATTCGGCTGGACGCCGAATGACAAACTCTATTGGCGGAAAACACAAACAGGCTCACGCCTCTACACCAGCAAGCACCTAGACAAACTGTGGGGAAAAGGCTTTACAAGCGTGGGCGCAGTGAACTTCGAAAGCGCCGCGTATATCGCACGCTACATCATGGCCAAGGTGACCGGACACCGCGCCTACGAACACTACGAAGTAATGGACACAATAACCGGCGAAATCATTCAGCTGAGACCTGAATACAACAAGATGAGTCTCGGAAAAAACAATGCAATAGGAAAAAGCTGGCTCGAAAAATACAAGTCCGATGTATATCCTGACGGCGAAATACTGGTTAGAAAAATAAAAACGAAAACACCAAAATACTACGACAAGCTATACAAACGAGAGGAGCCAGACAACTATGAAGAAATGAAAATGAAACGAGAAATAGAATCACTGCAATACCGAGACGACAACACGCCGGAACGACTAAAGGCAAAAGAAACTGTGAAAAAGGCGCAAGTCCGCGCACTCATACGAACCCTCTAAAGGAGCAAAATGAAACCGATATACGCTGTAAAAGACCTCGCAGTACAAGCCTTCGGAACTCCCTTCTTCGTCAGAGCAAAAGGCGAAGCCATGAGGAGCTTCCAAGACGAAGTGAACAAGACCGCCGACAGCGCGATCGCCGCGCATCCAGAAGACTACGAGCTCTACCAGCTCGGCGAATACGACGACCAAACCGGAACCATCCTGCCGCAAACCCCGGAGCTAATCGCCCGGGCCAAAGACCTCAAAATCGGAGACTGACATGCCCGCCATGCACAAGAACGCATCCGCGAACGTGCACCAGTTCGCAATGGTCCCAAAGAGCGACATTCCACGCTCAAGCTTCGTGCAAGAGAAAACGCACAAGACCACCATCGACGCCGGGTACCTCATCCCGATCTACCTGATCGAAGTACTCCCCGGCGACACCATGAACCTCTCCATGACCGCGTTCGCCCGACTGGCGACACCGCTCTATCCGGTCATGGACAATATGTACATCAACACGAGCTTCTTTTTCGTGCCATACCGGCTGGTATGGCCGAACTTCAAGAAGATGATGGGAGAACAAGCAAACCCCGCGGACAGCATCAGCTACACCGTCCCGCAAGTCGTCAGCAAAGCAAGCGGCTACGACATCAACAGCCTGCAGGACTACATGGGACTGCCAACACTCGGCCAAGTGACCGCAGGACAAACCGTCAGCCACAGCACACTACCGCTGCGAGCCTACAACCTCGTATACAACGAGTGGTACAGAGACGAGAACCTCCAAAACAGCGTAGTCGTAGACCTAGACGACGGACCCGACCTCTACACCGACTACAGCCTGCTGCGCAGAGGCAAGCGCAAAGACTACTTCACCAGCGCCCTCCCCTGGCCGCAAAAAGCCGCGAGCAGCGTAGCGTTACCGCTCGGCACAAGCGCACCGGTACTCAGCAACGCAACCGAAATTCAATGGCGCGGCGGCACCGGAGCAATGACCGCCTTCGTCATGCCAGCCACAGCCGGAAACCCGCCAACAACGGTAGCAAACACAACCGGCGCCAACGCCAACTGGGGACCCGCAGGAAACAACGCGACCGGCCTCTACGCCGACCTAAGCACCGCAACCGCCGCAACCATCAACCAGCTGAGACAATCAATTGCGATCCAACAACTCCTCGAAAAAGACGCACGCGGCGGCACACGCTATACCGAGATCATCCGACAGCAATTCGGAGTGGTATCACCTGACGCTAGACTACAGCGGCCTGAATATCTGGGTGGCGGAGACTCGCCAATTACAGTTAATCCTATCGCGCAGACAAGTGGAACATCTGCTAGCGGAACTACAACGCCTCTCGGGAACTTGGCCGCAGTCGGAGCAGGCCTCCACCGATCCGGCTTCCATCAAAGCTTCACCGAACACGGCATTATCATAGGACTGCTATCCATACGCGCAGACCTCACCTACCAGCAAGGAATCGAAAGATGGTGGAACCGAAGCACAAGATACGACTTCTACACGCCCGTCTTCGCCAATCTGGGGGAGCAATCAGTCCTCAACAAAGAGATCTACTGCAAAGGAGACGCAACCGCCGCAGACAGCGCCGTATTCGGCTATCAAGAAAGATGGGCCGAGTATAGGTACTCCCCCAACATGATCACCGGACTATTCCGCTCAACCGCAGCGGGAACAATCGATCCATGGCACCTCGCGCAAAAATTCACCTCCCTGCCTACACTAAATACCACTTTCATACAGGACACCCCACCGGTCTCACGTGTCATCGCTGTTGGCAGTGCTGCAAATGGACAGCAATTCATACTCGACACGCTGTTCCGGAACAAGATGGCAAGACCGATGCCAATGTACAGCGTTCCCGGACTTAAGAGCCTATGAAACTCGCTCACCGCTACTACAACTGGTACATGCACCGCATGCAACACGACCCCTACGCGTGCCTATGCGGATGCTCCCCCTGGTGGTACTCAACCTCGCGACTCATACGAAGCTACTTCACATGTTCGGAATAGACGACGCACTCATCGGCACCATAGCCGGCGGACTCATGAGCAACCTATTCGCCAGCGGGCGACAGGAAGACGCCCAGAGCTTCGCCAATCAACAACAATCCAACTCGATGCAATTCAACAGCGCCGAAAGCGCCACCAATCGAGACTTCCAAGCCGCGGAGGCACAGAAAAACAGAGACTTCCAAGAACGTATAAGCACTCAGGCCGTGCAATACCGAGTCAAGGACCTCATGGCCGCAGGCCTCAATCCGATGCTCGCCTACTCGGGAGCAGCACAAACGCCCGGAGGAGCTCAAGCAGCAGGAAGCCAAGCAAGCGCCGGCATAGGTAGCAGCGGAATCGCAACACCCGCCAACGAATTCAACTACACCGCCGCCCTACAAACCGCCTCACAGATCAAACTCCAAGAAAAGGAGATCGAGAAAAAGGACGCCGAGATCGACCTCACCAAAGCAGAAGCAGACCGACTCCGCGGCAAGACAGGACCCGCCGCACTAAGCATGGACCAAGTCCGGCAACAGATCGACCAATCCAAAGCCGAGGTCCTCAAAATCCTCCAAGAAACCAGCACCAGCGCCAACAGCGCCGCGAACCTAGCACAACAGACCATCAACCTACAGGAGATCATCCCGCAGATACGAGCAACCATCGACAACATAAAGCAAGCCACGCGCACCGGCCGCGCCCACGAAACACTAGGCTACGCCCAAACCGGACTCGCCGGCGCCCAAGCCGGTGCAGCTCGCGCACAAGAAGCCCTCACCGGCTCACACCAAGCGGAAGTCGACCAACGCGTAAAGGCAAACCTGCCCAACCTCGAGAACGCACTCAAGAACCTCGAGCGCATCAGCAGAGAAATGGCAATGCCGCAGCGCCAAATGGACGAATCCACACACTCCAGCTACCTCGGAGCCCTCAGCGCAACCTTCCGAGCCCTGACCGGCCTCGGAGCAATCACGAGGCACTAACCATGAAACTCCCCTACCTGCGAGCGACAACCTACGGCTACGACACAAACAAAGCCGGCGACGAAAGCGCACTCGAATGCCGAGACCCAACGCTGACACAGCAGCACATGAAAGACGAATGCGATATCAACGTACTCGTCAAACGCTTCGTAGTCACCGGCGAAATACCACAGCTCAACATGCCACCACTACAAGGCGACTTCACGGAAGCACCAACCTATCAAGAGGCGCTCAACCTCATGGTCGAAGCACAACACGCCTTCATGCAGCATCCAGCCGAAGTCCGGGCCCGGTTCGAGAACGACCCGGCAAAATTCGTGGACTTTTGCAGCGACCCCAAGAACGCCGACGACCTACGCAAAATGGGCCTATACAGCCCTGAGGCGAACGCAGCGTTCGAACTGAAGGCCCAGACCCAAGCGGACCTCAATAAAGCCAACGCCGAGGCCGCCAAAGAGCTCAAGGAGCTCAAAAAGCAGACACCAAAAGGTGTCAGCTAGACCAGTTACATCAAGTGAGACTGGTCTACCCCCCCACCCCCCCTTCGGGGGGGAAAATTGTAACAACCCTTGACAGGAGATGAAACTATGCGTAGGAACCCGGTGAACAAGCGCAGGAGCGCAGGGAAATTCCGCAAGAACACCACGCGAACGAAGAAAGCAAACCTCGCCCCGCCGCCGCAACGCGGCGGCTATCGCTGGTAGCAAATGCCCTGCTACAAGCCCCTAGTAG